CTGAGTGAGCGTTTGCACCACCATTGTTACCACGAACAACGTAAAGAGAGTTTGAATATTTTAAGAAGTATACGGCAGACAAAAAGTCTGTCGCAGTATCTTCGTTGGGAGCAGCGAAAACTTGCACTAGACCAGCTTCATCTGCGACTAGTGTGCGTTCTTCAGCGGGGCCCCAACGAAACTTGCCTACAAAAGCACCAGTAGAAGTTGTGACATTAGGAGCGTATCCTGAGAGGTCAATTTCTCTAACGGAGATTGCAGGAGAAGCAGACGGTGTGGTTAATGCCATGACTGTTTTCCTTTTTTCGTTTACAAATTATAAGTTAACATGATACGGTTTTGTTCAATACATTTATTTATATAAAGCGTTATTTTGACTAAAAATCGTCTTGTCTCCATATCTGCCAATCATCACTCCGAGCGGGTTCGTCTACCAATCCAGCCAATCCGTCATCTACAAACCCAAAAGGAGGAACGTCATTTTCAATTTGTTTCATTCTTTCATCAAACAACATTTGTTTAAGGTTGATATCTGTCATGTCTGCAAAGAACTGTGTGGACACAAAATACCCAAACATGACTAGGTTCATCATTAGGTCATCGTGGTTTCCTTCTGAAGCCTCGTATGACTGACCCTTTGCAACAAACGTGGATATCTCAAGGATTGTATTCTCATCCACAATGTCGAGTTTATGGTTCTCTAGAATGTCCTTGATTGCAGAACACCCAAGTCGTTTCACCTTACGGTTCATTTCAATACCAATACCAGAGGCCTTTACTGCACTAGTAAGGTGAACATTTTCATATTCTAAGTCATGATATAAACCATTACAAACTACTCCACCCTGATCATTTGCTTCAATTACAACATAAGCATTGTTGTAGAGAATTGAATACTTATAGATAATGTTAGGAAAGAGTATTGGAGAGATAGTGTTACAGCGATAAACCGCAACCTGTTTAAATGGTTGGACTGATATGTCGATTACCGTAAAGGTAGAATAATCCTGTCCTCTTCCTTTTGATACATCAACCATAACGATGTATTCATGATCCTTTATGGGATCAGTATAAACTAAAAAGTCACCGCCCTCTAAAACTTGTTTTGGAGGTCGAGCTCTCAGCGCTAACAATGTTTCAGCGTTGATTAGGGTGTCGCCCGTCCCAAAAAAGGTGTTTCCAAATTCCTGATCAAACTGTAACTGACTTGTGTTGGATATGGTTTGTTTCTTCCATTCCTCATCACGGCCAGGCACGTCCCACCAGTTTACGGTGAACGGTTTGTATTCGTTGGTTCCTTGAACTGCCCCTTCCCAAACCTTGTGGAAAGTGTTTCCGATACCATTTGCCGTAGACGTGATAATGACTTTTGTATCTTTACCCGCAGAGACAACTGGATAGGTAGAAGTATAGAATTCAGCAGCCCGCTCAACAAAAGCAAACTCGTCAAGAAAAAGAAGGTTAACTGACATACCACGGATAGAACTACCACTGGTGGCAGCAGCAATAATGCGACTGTTGTTGGAAAATTCGATGCTACCTTTGTTGAGTGCTTTGCAGCCTGGTTGCAAAAAGAAAGGTAGGTTTTCCAGAGCGAGAGTAACACGTGCTAACATCTCCCTCGCAGTAGAACCTTTGTTTGCCAGTACTGCAATAGTTTTCTCACTGTGAAAACAAGCGTACCACAAAAGGAAGACCACTGAAGAGATCGATTTACCAGACTGTCTACAGGCAAGAACAATTGAGAATCTGTTGTGATTAAAATGCTTGAACATCTTTTCTTGATATTCATACAAATTAAAGTTGACAAGTCCTTTGTCAAGTGATATAATCTTAACATAGGTTCTAGCGAAGTATGCAGGGTCTTGCATACATTTCTGGTATTCGGATACCTTATGGGCATCCCACTCTTCGTTAACGCCATCCCGCTTTACATTAGGATTGCCTAGGTAACTATTCTTCTCGTTCAGGTTGAACATCAATCACCTTAGCTTCATTCTGTAAAAATCTTTGCAAATCTGTGGTTGATCCAATGAACAGGTTGTTGTTTGTTGTTCCTGTAACTTGTGCAGGAGCATCCACCTTATTGATTTCTTTTTTCTTCTTATTCAAGTCCATCAACTTATCATTGATATCTGCCATGTTTTTCATCATGCCAGATAGGACTTCAAAAGCACGGGGGTGTTCACTCTGTCGAGCCACTTCCATCATGAGTTCCATAGCGTCACGACCTTTCTCTAGGAGATCGTAATACGTCTCCCTAGAATAATCATAATCACTTTTTACATTATCATCATCAGATTTCATAACTACCCAGCACTATCCAGATATTGAATGTTAAACCCGTAATCACTGTCTGGACTCACATTGATTGGGTCTGGTGTAATATTTATATTGTGAATAAAATGGTCACTATCCGCACCCATGAGATACAGATTGTTGTTGACTTCACGGATGATACCGTATTCCGCCTTAGGCCCATAGAAAGATACTTTCATGGTAAACTGTAAGTCGTAAACAATAGTCCTTCTTTGTTCAACAGGCCCATCATACGTATCACTGAAGGTTACGCCTGTTAAAATAATAGGGACATCTTCCTTGATGTCAACTTCATCCATAAACGGTTTCACAGTAACGGAGTACTGTGGATTAAAGTAGGGAATTATCTGTTCTACAATTTGAAGTGCATCGTCCTGAGACTTAGCGTATATGCTAAGTTGGAACATGATGTCGTAAGGAACAGACGTATAAAATTTCTGTCTTTTGTTTTCTGTAGTACCGGAAAGAGAAAACGTGTTTACTTTGGGCAACTGTCTCTGAGGGTCATACATCATCTGAACAATTTCAAATGACATACGGGGCAGTTTGACTGCTACTCTACGTTCAGCTTCCTCACCATTTTGCATGGCATTGAGTCGTTCAATGAACTGCCTTCTAGGTGCATATGAGAGAGGAACTTTGATCTGTGATAAGATACCACCAGAAGAATTCTCTCTGAGCACATAAAGATTGTTGAACATCGACCCAAAGATCGAAACTGCTGTTCTAACTCTCTTGTTATAAAACCAATTACCAAACATTATCTCATGTCTCCAAACGGATTAGTTTCTGAGAAATCTAAGAAGTCGGCTTCGAAGTTATCAAAAATGGTATTCTGGTAACTTGTTTGAATTGCCTGAACTTCAGAGATTGCAGAAGTAACCCAAGATTTACTACCCGAAGCCGTTCTCTTATCGGCTTGGAACTCGTGGAATTTACCATCCGTTGAACCCACATGAGCAACTTGCAATATTCTATCCGAGTCTGACCAACGGGTAACTTCACCCGATATGGTATATGTATCAAAAATCTGAGTGATCGTATCGCCAATTTCGAAGTTTTCTCCTGAAACCGGAGAAGAAATCGTAACGGTTGGAGCAGACATGTAGTTGAAACCACCGTTCACAATAGTATAATCCACAATTTCGCCGTTGGCAACTGTTGCGGTAACTGTAGGTTTAGTTCCATCTGCATGTTCTAACAGTGAGGTTAATGAATCACTGTCAAAGGCCGCTGTCGGTACAGAGATCGTGTCTGAGTCATCAACGTATCTATCAGCAAGAACTGTATTCTCTGATCCAACCGAGATTTTGATCTCATCAATATAACCTTTGATACCAGCCCACTCAACACCATCAAGTTCACGGGCAGAAACCGCACCGATAGAATACGATCCACTAATGAAGTCTCCCGTATTCGGTAACGTAAAGTTTCCGCTTCGTTCACCATTAATGAACACATACATTCTATCGCTGTCAACACCAACCCCAATATGGTTCCAAGAACCAAGTCCCAGATTGGCTCCAGAAAGGGGTTGAACACTATCGCCTTCGTTGTCTCCACGAGAATAATACATACCCCCCGCAGAACCAATACCAACCATCAATTGATTGGTAACATCGGTTTGTCCGCCCCCGATTAGGAAAAGAGAACCTTTGTCCGTTGGGTAAGCGTCCACTTTAACGAACATCTCAACAAAACCGTTGTTAGAGATTAATTTAAGATCGTTTCCTTCGATACCTCTACCAATATCCATATTGATAGAATTGACACCAAATTTCTTAACGGTCTGTGTGGTAAAATCTGAGAAACTGAATTCTACTCTATCATCACTGTCGTAACCGAGTCCCGTATGAGTAAAGGTCAAAGATGATAATTCACCCTGTGTTCCAATAGTGGCAGTTGCGGCCGCAACGGAACCTGTGGTATCATTGGGATGCATCGTGAGGGCATATTGATATGCGCCTTCGTATTCGATAACATCAACATCATCAATACCTGTGTCGAAGTCTTCGTCACTGTATTCGAACAACTCACATTGGAGTCTGAACGTAGGTAACTGACTGAGTTGATAGAACGGGGTTTCTGTCTCTACCTTCGTGATTTGCCAAATAGATTTGGCAAGAGGTAAGTAGATTACATCACCTTCACGTGGACGAAACTTTTGTGAATCTAGGTAATTACCAATAAGGTTCTTCCAACGTCTACGTGCAACAATGAAGGTAGCTTGGTCACGCAACTCAATACCGAATTTCGTAAACAAGTCACCCTCGCCTTGCCAACCCTCAGTGTTCTCAATATACATTTCCACTTTGTACGCATCAGTAAAACGTGACGGTACATCATCAAGAAAGATAGTATCCTTGTTGACGATTTCTCTTGGAATGTAATATACGTCCTGTCCATAAAACTTTAGAGACTCAATAACTAAGTCTTCGTATAAATTTTGTTCTGAACGTACATTCTGACTGATATACGGGTTAGTCGGCATTATGTTATCCTACAAAGAAAGCAGGGCCGATATCTTCTTCTTCCCTAAACTTAGTTAGGATTCTGTCGATATCAGTTTGTGCATCTTCATAGATTTGTCTACCACTAATAGTAACACCGCCAGGAAGTTGCATACCCTCAAATTTCAATAAGTTTTGTCCCCATTGTTTTTTGATTAATGCTGTTGTATATTCTTTGAGGAACTTGTGGTTCCAAAGAGAATTGTAGTCTGAGTTCGAACCCGCAGCTGGATCACGTACACCATAAACCTCAAAGACAAGATAATCCCCAACCTTCAGTCTATCTTCAGACAGGTTGAAATTGATTCTGTCATACTGTCTATCAAAACGAATAATCGATTGTCCTGATAATTTCATGTCAATGAGAGAAAGGTGTTGTTGCATCTGATCGTAATATGCAAGGTCACCCAGAACACCACCACTCAACATGTCAGTGATCGTGAAACGCATGAATTGCCATGCATCACTAAACCAACCTGTACTGGCGCCAGTATAAGACACGGGAAGCATCCTCACAACAGTAATTAGAGGATTGTCAAACTCAATATATTGATTAGTTATATCAGCCTGTGTTAACTGGTGAGACAAATAAAATCTTTTACTACCATCTGGATGGTATTCACGAAACCATTGAAGACCTTCATCTACTCTATCATCTAATTGTTCGTCATCAATATTAATTTCGATGACAGGATGACCCAAAGCACGAAGGCAATAGTCTATAAATTCATCTCTAGTGTTTGGTGTCGCCATCTATCATTCCTTAGTTCAACAAGGTTCCGCTTGAGTTGTACACGTTGATTCTATAATAAGAACCATGTTGACCATCCAGCAAGTCAGCATCCAGACCGGATGTTGCACCATCTACCGTCTTGATTGCAGTCAAGAGTTCGTTTGCAGTAGAGTATGTCTCACTGAACGAGAACTGACCAGTTCCGCTGTTGTAGGACAAGTCACCAGATGCAGAGAAAAGTCCTCTAATCTGACCAGATGTTCTGTCCGAATCTGTGTAAGACATGACACCAGTGTTTGCGTCATAAGACAAACTACCACTTGCACTGATTGCTGCTCTTGCTCTTGCATCTGTATAGTACTTATTAGTAGTACCTTCAGGTAGATCATCTGTCTTAAGGTGACTGATACCATTACTATCAATTACAGCGGTAAGTTGTACGTTACCACTTCCGTTGAATGATACCGCAGAAGCTGTCACGTCTCCAGTGATAGAGAAGTTACGTCCAGTTGCAAGTGTCGTTGCTGTTCCAGCATTACCAGATACGTTACCTGTAACGTTACCTGTCAGAGCAGCAGTAATCGTACCCGCAGAGAAGTTACCACTTACATCACGTGCAACGATTGCAGAAGCAGTATTCGAAGATGTTGCAGTTGTCGCAGAGTTGTTAACCTTACCCGCAGTTGAAATCGTAGCAAGTTTAGTATCTGCGATAGCCGCACTTGCGTTAATGTCGGCATTAACAATCGATCCCGCAGTGATTGCAGCAGAAAGTGCAACGTTACCTGTACCGTCAAATGATACCGCAGAGGCTGTTACATCTCCAGTGATAGAGAAGTTTCTTCCGGTTGAAAGAGCGTCCGCAGTACCAGCGTTACCAGATACGTTACCTGTAACGTTACCCTCAAGGTCAGCAACAAGGATACCGCCTGAGTAAGAACTGTCTGTGATATCAATCGAACCACTAGGTTCGGGAGCATATTCGTCAACAAGTCTCCACTTACTTTCACTCGCATCGAAGAATATACCTACATGGGTATAACCCACACCCGTACCACCAGTGTTTCTGTTTGAGAAAATACCAGTGTCAACATCTACAGGAGAACCTGTACCTGTCCACTTGTCACCAGTTGTGTGTCCTGTTGTTGTAGCAAACTTGATCGAAATACCAGCAGACAATGACTGATCATTACCAGTAATCGAAATGCCTGTTGCTTGAGGTGATGCAGAATCATAACCCCATTCGAAAGTATCGGGAGTTGATTGCCCATCGATCTTCACATAGAAGTTTGTAGTTGAAGTACCTTCGAAGTGGCCAGAGAAGTACGCATCATCCAGACCAGAACCTTGGAATGCCGTATTGTTCTCACCAATTGTATCACCAGCGTTCAAGTACTGAAGCGAACCACCGATAGAAATATTCTCTTGTGACGCAATCGTCTGTGTACCAAGAACCGTGAGGTTTCCGTCAATCTGTAGGTTATCACCAATGTGTGCAGAACCTCTTACACGGAAACTGTTTACCGAGTGGTTCTGTTGATTTACAAGCAAGATACCGTTATTGGAATCTGCCTGTACAACCCAACCAAGACACATCGGATAGTTCGGATATGTCGGAGACGCATTCTGAGTTGCGCCAGGCGTTAGACCCACAAAGAAGTTTGTGTCAGCACTCAAATGTGATGTGTTAACTCCGGTTAACTGTCCAGATATGAGTACATAACCGTAAGAGTTGTTCGGAATGTCAAGAGCCGCAATACCTTGTGCGTTGTATGCGTTTACGTCTGTTGCATCCGCAAGTCCAACTGTCGGACAATCGATATTACCAGAGGTATAGTTTCCGCTGAAGTACAGGGCCGCACCCTTGGAGATTTGAGAACCAGTATCGTTCCAAACCCTTTGATATTCTTGTAGACCAATCTCATGAGGAACACCAGAGATATCACTGTAATAGTTCAGTGTTTTGTGTTCGTTGTCGTAGAATAAACGACCTTCTTTATAAGTCTGGTGTGTGGTCGGGAATGTTGTCGTATCAAACTCAACATTCAGAAGTGCCGCAGAGTCAGCCTCCAACTTACCAGAGACTTTCAATCTGTTTTCGATACGGAGGTATTCGAAGTGTTCACTGAACGGATCGACAAGAACCATACCCTCAGAAGCATCAGCAGTCATCACACGTCCAATATGGACAGGATAACCGTCATCCACGGTGACAGAAACATTTGTCATCTTACCATCTGAGTCGGTTGACAGATACAATACATCTCCAGCAGAGAATGCACTTGTATCAAGATGACGAACCATACCGTAACGGGTTACCCAACCGTGTGCGCCATCTGGAATGTCCATTGTCGCAACACCAGTCGGTTGTGCAGTACCAGACGCATTAGCTCTTGCAAGACTTACTTGAGGATGTTTACCATGTGCAGTACCAGAGATGTAAACCACATCACCGTTACTAATCGCAGCACCAGTAAGGTTGTGGACATAGAGGAGAACCTCTTGACCAATGTTAAGAGTTACTTCTGAAGTCGAATTGTTCTGTGTGTCTAGTTTGACAGACAGACCTTTCTGGTGGTCAGAGTCAAAGAACAATGTACCAGCAGGGGCTGCATGATCAGCGGTACGTGCATTGAAGTTGATACCATTAAGAACCGCAGAGTCCGCAGTAACCTTACCAAACTGTACGTCATCTGTCGTACCAACAGACTGTGCAATCGCAATCGAACCGTTTGTAATTGTGACACCCGTACCGCCCGAGAAGTGGGCACGAGTTTCAGCTGCAGAAGGCCCTGTGTACGTGATTGTACCTGTGCCTGCATTATAGGACAGCGAACCATCACCACCCGCATCAGTGACGGAGATGGCGTTTTTCGCATCACTATCCGCACGTGCTGTGGTGTAGTATAAGTTGTTACCTTCAGAAAGGTTAGTAGTTGACTTACCAGTAAATGCAGTATCAAACCTTGCTTGTGTATAGTAAAGGTTAGAACCTTCGGCAAGATTACTTGTTGTAAACGGATCAAGTGTGACTGTAGTATTGTAACTATTTCCGTCTGTAGTGGCAATAGTAAGGTTGCCACCCACACTATCAAATGTTATACTAGAAACAGCATCAATGGATACTGTACCGGCACTATCAATCTGTCCCTGTGCATTAACTGTAAATACAGGGATTGCCGTTGTAGAACCATACGTGCCATTTGTGACACCTGAGTTCGTGATAGAGAATACACCAGATGCACTATCGTATGTGAGACCAGTACCACCAACAAAGTGAGCTCTGCTTTCTGTTGCACTTACCCCAATAAAGGTAAATCTACCAGTGTCGGAGTCATATGTAAGTGAACCATCACCTCCGTTCTGTTGAAGACCCAAGGAATTACGAGCCCGAGCTTCTGTGAAGTACAGGTTAGTGTTGCCCTCAGATAGAGCATTTGTAGTCTTTCCACCAAAAGCGGAATCAAATCTTGCGTCCGTGTAATATAGGTTTACACCTTCCGCAACATCAGTTGTTGTTTTAGAAGAAAGTCTGGTATCGAATCTAGCGTCTGTGTAATAAAGGTTCGCTGCACCTTCGCTCAGATGATCTGTTGTGTTGTTGTTAAAATCAGAATCAAATCTGAGTGTGGTATAGTAAAGATTTGTAGAACCTTCCGTGACATTATCCGTAGTCTTAACACCAAGGTCTGAATCAAACCTAGATGTGGTGTAATAGAGGTTGCTACCTTCGGTCAGATTGTCTGTTGTTTTTGTGGAAAGTCGAGCGTCAAAGTCACTATCTACACGGCCTTGCGTGTAGTATAGATTTGTATTTTCGGTTAAGTCTGCTGTGGTAAAAGGCGCAAGCGTAATGTCTGCTGTATAGGTTACCGTGTCAGCAGTAGTGATTGTCAATCTACCATTAATCGGGTCATAACCAAATGAGTCTACAGTAGCGGGAGTAACTGTGGTAACTGAAGTTAATTGCCCTTGGGAATCGACAGTGATAACGGGAACGAGGATAGCACTGCCGTATTGTCCGGGCGTAACACCAGTAGCGGTAATTTCAATAATACCTGTGTTGGTATTGTAGGTAATACCTGTCCCACCAGACACCGCATTCTTAGCATCGGAGTCTGCTCTGGACGATTGGTAATAAAGATTTGTGTTTCCTTCTGCAAAAGCATCGGTACTAAAAGTGTTAGAATCACCAAGCGTAATTGTTTGGCCGTTGATGGTTATTCCAGTATGCTGTAATTTAGCATTAGGAATTGTTGGAAGATTGATCAGGTCAATCTCACCATCAGACCCCGCAAGTTGTGATCTATCGTCTTTTACGAAACCAGATGCCGTCAACAGACTGGACAGATATCTAGCTTTTGATTGTGCCATTAGACGTTCCCTTTAAACTTATTTGAGTTGGTCAGTTCCAACATTCTATTCTATTTATACTAAATGAAATATTGTCCCGTTATATTCAGGCGGCCACTTGAATTAGATGCAAGAGTTACTGCACCATTGTTTCCAGCTCCGTCTTCCGTTTCAACGAGAATCTCGTTAGTGTTTGCCATTAACCTCGCCAGCAAACTATCTCCATCTGTATACGTTAATCCACCATCTGTGGCCACTGAAAATACATAATGTTGACCAGAGGAATCTTCTGAGGTGTAGGGCATACCC